ACCTCCTGGTCACGCAGACATTCTCCTCCTTCAAGGTGCGCTGGGCCGCAGGCCTGGTGGGCGAGCCGATGCTCAACGCAGACGGCACCTTTGCGCTCGACGGCGAAGGCCGTCAGATGCACAAGCCGATCGAAGTCAGCCAGAGCCGCATGCTCGCGGTCGACGACCCGGCAAGCAAGTTCGGCACGCTGGACGAGACCCCGCTGGACGGCTTCATCGCCGCGCTCGAGGCAGCCATCAAACAGTTCGCTGTCATCGGCCAGCTGCCCCCGCACTCGCTGCTGGGCAACATGAGCAACCTGAGCGCCGAGACACTCGTCGCGGCTATGGCGCAGACCATGCGCTTCGGCCACGTGCTGAAGACTACGTGGGGCGCCTCGCACCAGAGCCTGATGCGCCTCACGGCCATCGACATGGACCTCGGCGAGAAGGTCACCGAAGACTTCACCTCCGAGGTTCGCTGGCGCGACATGGGCGACAACACGCTCGGCGCTTTGGTCGACGGCCTCGGCAAGGCAGCCACCATGCTGGAAATCCCGAAGCGAGCCCTCTGGGCGCGCATGCCGAACGTCACCTCACAGGAGATCAAGGAATGGGAGGCGATGGCGGACGAGCTGAAGCTCGAGATGAACTTCGCGGGCACCGACCCGGTAGCCGCAAGCCGTCGCCAGCAGCCCGTGATCCCCGCAGCGCCGCGCGTCCCGACGCCGGCCGAAGTGTTCAGCACGCCGGCGGCGACCAAGTGACGGGCGACAAGTACGCCCCGACCTTCGGAGACCCCGTAGCGGACTGGCATCGGTGGTTCGCGTGGCGCCCAGTTGAGACCGTGGACAGGGGGCGACAGTGGCTCCGAGTCCTGAACCGGCGACGCATCCACAAGCACCACTTCCTACATGGCGGCGCTGACTGGTGGTTTCAGCACGCCGTTGACCTGTGACTGAGATAGAGGCCATCGAGGAAGCCCACCGCGCCGCACAGGCGCGGCTGGGCATCGTAGGCGCGTACCTCGCACTGGCCGACTGGAACACCGTGAGCGCCGTGGCTGCCGCTGAGACGGCCTCCGGCTGGCTCTCCCGGTCATTGCGCATGATCGTTGGCATTAGGCGCTACAGCAGGCGCCTGGCGCAGTCCTACTACCAATTGGCACGCGCCCTCGAAACGGGCCACACCCTCGGCCTGCCCGAGTACAGCGACGATCCACTCGCCATCACCATGGGCGGACTGCGCAAGCAGTACACGGACCTGCTTCTCGAAATCGCAACGATCGACACCGAGAAGCCCGAGCGCGACGTCGAGGGCGCCTGGCTGCACGACCGACTGGTCGAAGAGCTAAAGGCTGCCGACGCCAACCGTCGCAAGATTCGACTGGACAACTCCAACCTCGACCCCTACATCCAAGACCTGCTAGACGCGGCTGGTGACGAGGACTCGAGCGTAGAGGTTGACCCGTTCGACTGGCTCGATGACATGACCGACGAGGAAGTGGCCGACGCATTCGGCAAGCTGCTCGTCAAGAACGCCGTCGACATCCAGAAGGACGCAGCCGCCTCCGTTCGCCAGAACGAAGAGCTGACGGCCGACGAGGCGCTCGACGCCCTACAGGCGAGCCACGGCAACGCGGGCTCCATGGGCGCCGGCAAGGTGGACAAGTACGGCATCAGCGCAGGACGCGATGCCATCAACGACGCCATCAATAACGACGGCCGAATAGAGATGTTCGCCCGCAAGTGCGGACCCAATCCCTGCCACTTCTGCGCCATGCTCGCCTCCCGGGGCTTCGTCTACACGAAGGCCACTGGCAGTACGACAGCCCGCGACACCACCGTCGCAGGCAACTACGTCGGCGGCGACATTCGCAAATACCACGACAACTGCCACTGCACGATCATCTCTCGATGGTCCTTGCAGTCCAAGCTTCCCGAGCAAAACCAGTTCTACAAAGAACAGTGGCCAGAGGTCACTAAGGGGCTCGGGGGAAATGCCGCCATGAACGCATGGCGCCGCTGGATGTACGCACGCCAGCGAGATGACCTGAACGCCATGCGCGAGCAGGCCAAGCAATCCACTTCATAGTCCCAGGAGGACATGTGTCAACCGGCGAGAACAACGCGGCGCCCCAGGCGGGCGCCACTGAGCAGCAGACGGCCCCTACGGCAGAAGCCCTTGCGGGCCTGCCTGAAGAGTTTGCATGGGTCAAGAAGGCGCTATCCACCGCGAACAGCGAGGCGGCTCGCTACCGCACCGAGCGCAACGCGGAGCGCACGCTGACCACCGACCTGAAGACGCGCCTTGATGGCGCGGTTACGGCCGAAGACTTCGAGGCCGCCAAGAGCGAATGGGACGGCAAGGTGAAGTCGCTGGTGCGGGAACGCATCATCGAGAAGCACAAGCTGCCCGAAGACCTCGCGGAACTGCTCAAGGGCGATGACGAGGCCTCCCTTGCGGAGCACGCCGCCAAGCTCGCCAAGTACGTGCCGGTCGAGCCGATTGCGCCGACGGACCCCGTCGAGCCAATCGAGCCCATCGCACCTACACCGCCTCCGCTGCCCCCCAGCGGCGGACGCGACCCGGCAGCCCCTGCCGACGATGTCAGCCCGGCCGATCTGGTCAAGCTGGCGAAGTCGCAGGGCAACCACTAGCACCCCCCACATCAACTCTCAGCCTCGTACCTAACGGTGCGGGGCTTCTCTATTCCTAGGAGATTGCATGGCCACCGGTCAGCACACTGTAGTCAAGCCCCAGAAGATCGCAGCAGCAGCTGTGGTCGCCATCGGCGAAGAGTCCGTCCTTACCAAGACTGTCGAGCGCCGCTCCTTTGACGAGTTCAAGGGCGCCGCAGGCGACAAGATCACCTTCCGCGTCGAAGGTACGCTGCCCGTGCGCAGCTACGCATGGCGCAACGATCGCACCAACCAGATCGTCACCGACACCTACGTCGAGCAGACGGTCGACCTCACGGTCGAGCCCAACAACGACTACTCCGCCGTCGGCCTCATCGACGAAGCGCTGGAGTTCGACTTCGCCGGCGCCTGGGGCAAGCTCTTCAACGCGCAGATCAAGGCAGTCACCGGCGGCCTCGACCGCCGCGTGCGCAAGCAGGTTCTCGACGCTCCCTACGAGCGCATCATGGCACTGGTCGCCACCTCGGCCGCCAAGTCCGCCGCCCACGCTGATGGTGAAGACCTCGTCTTCAACTTCTTCAGCGACGTGCAGGCGGAGCTCAAGGCCCTCCGCAACCCGGACACCAACGTCGTTGCCGTAGTCGGCTCCGGCTGGGCCAACCTGCTCCGCAAGGCGTCCAAGTCCACCAAGAACCAGGGCACCGGCGACGGCGCGTTCGCTTCCAACGTGATCGACACCTTCGCCGGCATCACTGCCATCGAGGACCCGACGCTGCCGAAGAACGATGGCTACGTCTACGCGGCCTCCGCGATCCTGCTGTTCACCGCCGCACCGAGCATCCCGCTGGGCGCCGCCAAGGGCGCCATCTCCAACCAGAACGGCTACTCGCTGCGCTGGATTCAGGACTACGACGCGTCCCGCCAGATCGACCGCTCCACGTTCAACTCGTGGATCGCGACCGGCGTCACCAAGGACAACCTGCGCCAGATCAACTCTGACGGCACGCAGGAAATCGTGTCCGCCAGCCAGTACTTCCTGCGCGGCATCAAGATCGTCCTCGCGGCCGATGCCACCGCAGCGACCGCTGCTGAGATCAAGCCCGGTGACGCCAAGGCGCGCACCAACGGCAGCCTCGGCTCCTCCGCCACGTCCGACCTTGCCAAGGTCTACAACGACCTGCCGTTCTCCGGCACCCTGCCGGCCGGCGCCCCGTTCACCATCGGGCATGACGTAGCCCCCGTCGTCCCGTAAGGAGCTTGAATGGAGCCTCTCGGCACAGTACCTAAGGTAGCGGCCCGCGTAGGCGAGGCCATTGCTACCGTCGAGGAGGTTGCGCTTGCAACCTCCATGCTCGAAGAGGCCTCCGCTCAGGTTCGGCTCTACGGTCTCCCCTGGGAGAACCCCGAGACAGCTCCCGCCATCGCCGTCACTATCACAGTGGCGGCGGCGGCGCGGGGCTACCAGAACCCGGGCGGCCTCAAGCTCGAGCGAGGAGACGCAGTCTCCATTGACGTCGACATCGACTACCGCAAGGGCGCGAGCCTGACGGTCGGTGAGATCACGATGATTCGCATGGCCGCCAACTCACGCGGCCGAATCACCAGCATCCCACTGACCAACCCGGACCGCTTCATCGCGGCCTCCGACTACCGGCATGCCGCACAGGGCAGCCCGGAGTACCTGTACCTCGATGCAGCCCCCCGCCCATGGTGAGGAGTCGCCTGCTGGACCGGGGCCGCGAGACGATGACCATCTATCTCGAAGAGAACGCCACTGACTCGCTGGGCAACACGACCAAGCGGCCGTCCGGCGTAGGCGTCCCGATCAAGATCACGAGCTCCGAGGATCGTTCCTCAGACGCCGAGCTGCCCGGTCAGGTCAGTAACAAGGTCGTTCGCATCATGGCCCGCCAGGTGCCCATCGGCAGCTGGTCCCGCGTCATCTACAACGGCGAAGAGTGGGACCTGGCCAGCCCTCCGCGCTTCACGCCCGGAGTGACTAAGCGACTGCGGCACATCGAGTTCACGATCAAGTCGCGCAACCGACTGCTCGCTGATGGCTGAGTGGCTGGGCTTCAACGGCCCGCCGAAGGGGCCTGGCAGCGTCGAGGATGTCGTCAGCCACCTTCCGGCCGTCAAGGCCGAATTGAAGATGCAGGCGAACGCCCTGGCGGCCCGCGCGTCATCCAACCTCTCGCTCCACCGGGACACCGGCAACGCGAAGGTCGCCACCGTCTCGCCA